ATTGCAGGCTATCAAGGCAGGCGTATGGCCCGGCATACCTACGAACACTGTTGTTCTATCTTTCACTTCCTCTGGCTCGTGGACATGCCCGGATGGTGTGTCGCAGGTGGATTACCTTGTAGTGGCAGGCGGTGGTGGTGGTGGTCTTGGTGCTGCTGGATCTGCAAATGCTGGTGGTGGCGGAGCTGGAGGATTTAGAGCTGGCACCTCTTTTCCAGTAATACCGGGAACGACATATTCAATTACCGTTGGTTCTGGTGGCGCTCAAAATACTTCTGGCGGAAATTCTATTTTTTCAACGCTTACTGCAAATGGCGGAGGAAATGGCGCGGGAAGTGGAGCAACTACCGGAGGGAGTGGGGGTTCTGGCGGAGGCGGTTACGGAATATCTCCATTCACTGCTGGCACTGGCAATACTCCGGTAACAACCCCGTCTCAAGGAAATAATGGCGGCCCCGGAGGCACAGCAGGCGGTGGTGGCGGTGGTGCTAGTGAAAATGGATCTCCTGCTAACCCCAGTAATTTGGGCGGCAAGGGTGGCAATGGAACAATATCCACATTATCTGGCTCATCTGCAACTTATGCGGGTGGCGGCGGTGGCGGCGCTTCTGCTTCTGGAGTTTCTGGTGGTTTAGGGGGAGCAGGAGGTGGTGGAAATGGAGGAAGTGGCGGAACTCCTTCTGTTAATGCAACAGCAGGGACTACAAATACTGGCGGCGGCGGTGGTGGCGGCACCGGAACTGCAAGCTATACAACTGGCGGCTCAGGCGGCAGCGGTATTGTCATCATCAAATACCTAGCCCCACAGACAGGCGTACTGACGTTCCAAGCATCTGGCTCGTGGACTGTTCCTCCGGGCGTGACAAGTGTGGACTACCTTGTTGTTGCAGGTGGAGGTGGTGGTGGAGGTGCTGGAGGTGGTGGTGGCGCTGGTGGGTTCCGCACTGGCACAGTTTTGCCGGTTACTTCAGGTGTTACATACACAATTACTGTTGGTTCTGGAGGTGCTGGTGGTGTAACAACAGATGCTGGATCTAATGGCGCAAGTTCAGTTTTTTCTACCATCACATCTGCCGGAGGTGGTGGTGGTGCTGGTGTTAATAATTCGCCAGCTGCTAGAAATGGTGGATCTGGTGGCGGGGCAGCACCACAGGCATCTTTAGGAAGTGTTGGTGTTGGAAACACTCCAGTAGTTACACCAAGCCAAGGAAACAATGGGGGATACAATTTAACTACTGGCTCAAAAGGTTCTGGCGGCGGTGGCGGCGCAGGAGAAGTTGGTGCTAATGGCACGGGCACTGTTTCTGGTAATGGCGGAAACGGCACTGCTTCAACACTTTCCGGCGCATCTGTTACTTACGCTGGGGGTGGTGGAGGTTGTGCGCAAACAGCGGCTGCACCCAATTCAACTATTGGTGCCGGTGGATTGGGCGGCGGAGGAAATGGTGGTAACGGTGCTGTAGGTAGCAATGGCACTGTAAATACCGGGGGTGGTGGTGGCGGCGGCGGAAATTCAGGGTCGGGATTTTCTGGTGGCGCAGGCGGCTCCGGTGTAGTTATCCTAAAACTAAACTCATAAAGGGAGAGTGAGAGTGGAAATCACACAAGAACGCTTGAAAGAACTGTTTGATTACAGGGAAGATGGCGTTTTTGTGCGCAAGGTTGCCACATCAAACCGAGTTAAAGTTGGGGATGTTGTTGGATGGAAAACTGTTGGCGGCAAATATGTTGCCCTATGTGTGAATGGCGATAAAGAATACATGCACCGTATGGTGTTTTTATATCATCACGGATACTTGCCAAAATACATAGACCATATTGATGGCGACGGTACAAACAACCGTATAGAGAATCTTAGAGAGACTACTCATTCAGAAAATCTTTATAACGTCGGATGTAAGTCAAACAATAAGTGTGGTATCAAAAATGTAACTTGGAACAAGAAGCAAAGAAAATGGGTCGTCACTTCCAAGGTTTTTGGGAAGCAGACGTATTTTGGTTCATACGAAGACCTTGAGCTTGCCGAGCTTGTTGCAATAGAAGTTCGGGAAAAGTATCACGGCAAATTTGCTAATCACAAAAAATGAACGATAAAAAAATTTACATGCTTTTTGGTATTGATACAGCGATGCACCTGCTACGTCCGGGCGCACGATGGGAGATTACCAACAACTTCTTCAGCGTCTGGGAAGATGAGCGTCCATGCCCGACTATGGAAGAAGTGCATGAAACGATGGAAAAAATCAAAGCCTTTGAGGATAGCATAAATACTGTGTGGACAAAGAAACAACTGGAAGAGCTGCTGGGACGTCAGGCTGAGTTTGATAAGGCGGTGGCATGAACATTCACAACCTTTTCCCGCTGCCTATCGGCTTCTTCCGTCTTGGTCGTGACCTGACGAAGACGGAGCTGGACTACATTCTTGGTCAGGATAAGTATCCGAACCAAGGAAACATTACCAGCTCAAACCGCACGATCCTGAAGGACAAGGAACTGACAGACATTCGTGACTTTATCGAAGACGCAATGCTGGAATACTTTAAGACAGTGCATGACCCCAAGGGTGATGTTGCGCTGTATGTCACGCAGTCATGGGCAAACTACACTGATCCGGGGCAGTACCACCACAAACATGCGCACCCGAACAGCTTTATCAGTGGTGTGTTCTACCCGCAGGCTGACAGGTCAGTGGACAAGATTTACTTTTACAAGAGCGGCTATGAGCGCATCAAGGTACAGCCTGCTACATGGAATCACTGGAACTCTGAGAGCTGGTGGTTTGAGGTTGGTGCTGGCGACTTGATTCTGTTCCCGTCGCATCTTGAACACATGGTTGAAACGAAGGTCGGCACGGAAACCCGTGTCAGTATTGCATTTAATACCTTTCTCAAGGGGCACATCGGTGTCGATGAGAGCTTAACTGGACTGCAATTAGGAGAAGAGTAATGGCACATTTCGCGGAACTTGGCCCAAATAACGAGGTGCTTCGCGTTATTGTCGTGGACAATCGTGACACTTCTGACGCTAACGGTATCGAGAAGGAGCACATCGGTGCGGCTTTCTGCGAGCGCCTGCTGGGTGGACGCTGGGTACAGACCAGCTACAACGGCAACAAGCGCAAGAACTATGCTGGTCAGGGCTACACCTATGACGAGCAGCGCGATGCGTTCATCCCACCGAAACCCTTCACTTCATGGGTTTTAAACGAAACTACCTGCCAGTGGCAAGCCCCAACCCCGATGCCGACAGATGGCGGTATGTATTCATGGGATGAGGCTACGACCTCGTGGAAAGCAACGGAGGCAGCATGAGAGACTACGTACTTGCACGGGCTAAAGAACCCTCAACATGGCGCGGTGCCATTCTGTTCCTGACCGCTATTGGCGTGCCCATCGCTCCGCAGCTGGGTGAAGCTATTGTGACCGCTGGCCTTGGTCTGGCAGGTCTGGTTGGTATGTTTACTGCTGACAGCAAGAATGATTAATTCCCGTAGTCTGGACGAGCTGCTGCCGCCAGTAAAAGTGCGGGTGCAGAAGTTTCTGGATAGCGCCAAGGCGCAAGGGATTGACCTACTGGTGACAAGCACGTACCGTGATAACGCCAGCCAAGATGCGCTGTACGCGCAAGGCCGCACAAAGCCGGGGAAGATTGTCACCAATGCTAAGGCCGGACAAAGCTGGCATAACCATCGTTGCGCCGTGGATGTCGTTCCTATAGTGGCTGGTAAACCCCGCTGGGACGTCAAAGATGAAGTGTGGCAAAAAGTCGGTGCACTAGGTAAAGCGGCGGGACTGGAGTGGGCAGGGGACTGGAAACGGTTTAAAGAATATCCACACTTCCAGTACACCGGGGGTTTCACACTAGCGCAACTACAAACGGGCGCGAAGATAGTTTAATGCGAGTAATAAATGCCATTACAGAAACTACAACTTCGTCCGGGTGTCAACAGGGAAGGAACATCGCTTGCCAACGAGGGTGGCTGGTTTGAGTGCGACAAGATCCGTTTCCGATCTGGCTACCCGCAAAAACTAGGCGGCTGGCAGCCCATCTCCGGCAATACGTATCAGGGCGTGGCTCGTTCCTTGTGGAACTGGGTGACGCTGCGCGGCTATAACTTGCTGGGCGTCGGCACAAACGTGAAGTACTACGTCGAGAGCGGCGGTACGTATAACGACATAACGCCAGTAAGGGCAACTGCCACGCTCACAGATCCGTTTACCACTACATCTGGATCACGTACGGTCACGGTTACGGACATGGATCATGGCGCTATTGCCGGTGACTTCGTTACCTTCTCTGGAGCAACGGCAGTGGGCGGTCTCACCCTAAACGGTGAGTTTGAGATTGTCACTGCTACCACCAACAGCTACACCATTACAGCATCTACGCCTGCAAGTTCTTCCGCTACGGGCGGCGGCACGGTTACGGCTGTGTACCAGATCAACGTTGGTGCTGCGGTGTATGGCTTCTCGGCTGGCTGGGGCGCAGGTCTGTGGGGCGGCTTTGTTTCTGGCACGACGCAGACTACGCTGTCGCTGGCTCTTGACGCATCTAACACCACGGTTGCTGTTGCATCCACCACAGGCTTCTCAAATGCTACCGGCACGATCCTGATGGACTCTGAGTTGGGGGTCTATTCTGGTAATACTTCCACGACGTTTACCGGAACTACCAGAGGTGCAAACGGCACCATAGCTACGACGCATACGCTGGGGACTACGGTTTACAACGCCGATACGTTTACCGGCTGGGGTCAGTCTGCGGCATTTGGCATCCCGCAGCAGCTGCGTTTGTGGTCTGAGGCTAACTTTGGCGACTACCTAATTATTAACCCTCGTGGCGGCGCGCTGTACATGTGGGTGCCGCAGTACTCTGGCGCTGGCAATCTGTTGTTTTCCGACCCGGCAAAGCTGCTGTCGAGCACTAGCTCCGGAATTTATCAGACTGATTCAAGCTGCCCCACTATTGCCAGCTTGGTTATGGTGTCTGACTCAAGCCGGTTTGTGATTGCGTTTGGCGTCAATGACTACGGTTCGACCGAGCAAGATCCACTGCTAATCCGCTGGTCAGATCAGGAAGATTATCAAGTCTGGGCACCAGCGATTACCAACCAGGCTGGTAGCTTCCGCCTGTCATCCGGCTCGACCATTGTGGCAACCCAGCAGACACGGCAAGAGATACTGGTATTTACGGATGCTGCTGTGTTCTCGATGCAGTATCTTGGGCCGCCGTTTGTCTGGGGCTTCAACATCCTGTCGGACAACATTTCAATTGCTGGCCCGAACGCTGTAGCCACGGCCAACAACATTACCTACTGGATGGGTAAAGACAAGTTCTACGCCTATACCGGTCGCGTGGAAACTTTACCATGTAGCCTCCGCCAGTTTGTCTACGAGGACATTAATCTGGATCAGGCGTACCAGTTCTTTGCCGGCACGAACGAGGGCTACAGCGAGGTATGGTGGTTCTACTGCTCGGCCAACTCGGACGTTATTGACCGTTACGTTGTTTACAACTATCTGGATCAGGTTTGGTACTACGGCACGCTGGGTCGCACGGCATGGCTAGACAGCCCGCTGCGCAACTATCCTATGGGTGCAACGTACAACTACACCATCGTGTACCACGAGAATGGCAACGATGACGTAGAGGTATCTGGCCAAGCCAATCCGATATCTGCATACATCCAGTCTTCCGACTTTGACATCGGTGACGGTCACAACTTTGGTTTTGTGTGGAGGATGATCCCGGACATTACGTTTGACGGATCTACGACGCCGACACCGAACACGCCAGAGGTTACGTTCACGGTTCGTCCAAGGCAGAATCCTGGCGCTCCGTATGGTTTGGCAGATACGCCGACCGTGGCGTCTACCCAGTCATATAACGGCGTGCGTTACTACACGGTGCAGGAGTTCACGCAGATTGTGTACACAAGGCTGCGTGGCCGGCAGATGGCGTTCAAGGTCAGCTCAAACCAGCTTGGTTGTGCGTGGCAGTTGGGTGCTCCCAGAATTGACGTACGTGCTGACGGACGCCGATGAGCACACAGATTGTCACTACAGAGGTTACGACACTCAGCCGGACGAAAGCGCCGGCGTTGCCTGTTGCGCCGGTAGATTACAACCGTCAGTATCAGGATCAGCTTAACAATGTCCTGCGTTTGTACTTTGCGCAGCTTGACAATTTTATCGCACAGCTTATGGCTAACTCATCGACACTACCCATTTCAATCGGGGGCACCAATGTGGATGCCTTTGGTCGGCTGCGAGTAAGTCAGCCATACACGCTG